TAAGAATTGATTAAGCACCATATTGGCAATAGTTGTTTTACCGGCACCTGCTTTTCCACAAAAGCCTAAGACGAAAAGATCATCTTTCTGCACATTGTGCATTATATCTTCCCTTCTTTTTCAAGAGAAGCATTAACTGCTCTCATTTGTTTAATAGCAGCAGCACGGGTTTTATGTCCTCCCCCGTCAATTGCAGTACCACTTCTGTTAGTAGCAATTGAGTTGTCACTACACTCAACTACTCTATATTTATCTTTGATCTTCTTAACACAAACTGGCATCCTAGCCTCCGTGTTTCTTATCCTGAGCCGCAATCTTTTCCATAATCTCTGGGCGGTATTCTTCCATGATGCCATCCCAATCGCCCCGGTATGTATAGTAATGCCCTACCTGCTTGTTGAAAGCAACAAGGTCTTTAAAGTCTTTACCATAGATATGGTAGCTATCACTGAAGTCTACAAATTTTGCAAAGATTACTTCTTCCCCAAGGTAAGACTCCACAGGCCGTCTGATTTGTTCATCAAAGAGTCTAACGAATGCAAATGCATTCATAAACGCAGCCTTAAGCGCATCACGGCTGCGGAAGAATACATGTGCGGTAAATTCTAATTTACCTGTTTCGGGGTTGCGAAGTATCCTGCACCAAAGCCTCTGGAGACAAGGAGGATCATAATCATTCGGGTCTGATGCTGGCATCCATGTAGTAGCCTGTACTTGTCGGCTAAAAGGTTGGCCTTTTAACTTATCACACATTTCATAGACTTGGTTAACACCAAAATCATTACAGAGCCTACCGTGATAAGTATAACTCCAACGCGTATCTTCTGGATCATCTGGATTACGGAGCCAATGATTCTTAACTCCGTCTAATACTTCCATACAATATTCTTCTAAGTCTCCTGGTCCACCGGGCATGAAGCCGTGTATCATTGGCTCCTTAAGTGGATTAACAGTTTCACATATCATAGTACAATCTTTGGTAAGAGGATCACCGGGCCTATCATATTGGCTTGGTGCGTCTTTACCATCCATAAGAAGTTTAGCTATAGAACCTTCCCAAGCTACCGGTAATCCTTCTCCGGTAACTTTTAATACAGGGATACCAGTTTCCATTCTCATTCCTCCGTGTAAACGAAATTATCGTTTAAAGTATTCTGCAAGCGGACAACAATTTCCTCTTCAGCAGAATCAATATCTTCTTGATGTATGTATCTCGCGTGTGCATGGTATTCCAATGGAGCAAGAAGCAAGTGCAAAGCTTCATGCTTACCAGTACGGATAGGATCAAACTCTGGTACGTCTTCTTCGGGAACAGTTTTATTGAATTTAACTGTAGCTGCCCGTACCCTGAAATCAGATATTATTCTAGCATAAACAGGTATATCTAATTCTTCATGCCTAAAGAATACTTGCCAACCTTGTAGCCCAAGCTTATTGTACCAATGCATGAATGATGCTTTAAATCTCTTGAAGTCTTTATCAGTGGTCTTATAATCACTCATCACCAAGAACCTCTCCAGTTGCCCAATTACCTGCTTCCTCCGTAATACGAAGGTGTTTAATCGGCTTCACATTGACGCCGATAAATTTAGTCTTGTTCTCTGTATCCTTAGGCAGTTTAATGAATTGCGAGAACTCATGCTCAAAGGCATACATAAGTTGCCTTCGCTGTTCGTCGCTTAAACTGTCTAGTATATCTTTAAGTGACATGGCTATTACTCTACCGGCACCAAGTACCCGTCTTTGATTATTAATTTCGGTTTCGGTTCTTTGTCTCCTTCCACACCAGACCATGTGATATTTCCTACGTAGATTTGACCATCACGATGTGACTTAGCTTTAGGATACTGTGGCGGGAAACTTCTTCCAACTCTAATCTTACTCCACTTGTGTATTTCATTTGGGTCTAACCACTCTATAAACTTATTGTAAAGTTCTGCGAATAAAATCGCATGACCTGTTTCATACATGCACTTCTCGGATAGGAATCTCTCCAAGTCTGTTTGATTTAATTCTTGAGCTAAGTGCTTGTCTTCCGTAGCAATGATCGGTACGTTAAGTCTATCATTTGAAGGCGGAATCTCAAGCTGGATAATTTCAGCAAGGAAGTCCGGCGCTTCTTTTTCCAGCATCGGTATGATTTGCTTCTTCGGGATAAGTTCCAGTGGATCGAGTCTGTCCACATAAAGCATGGTGATTCTTGTGTCACCGGGAAAGACTGGACAAGCTTGATGGTCATTGGAACAGTGAATCCAATGGGTCGAGTTAGGGATATGATACGGAGTTTTACCCTTACAATGTATAAGCAACTCTCTACTTGTGACCCAATCTTTGATACGGTTATACGCTTGTCGATCTCGTCTAAGATCGGTTTCCTCAACAACACAGGTAATTGCACCTTCAAGCTCCCCATTAAATCCAGACGCATTAATCAGTGCAGCGTCAGCACGCTTATAACCTTTAGTAAACAATAGGCTTAAGGCTTCATGGAAAATAGACTTACCACTATTTTGTGGGCCATGCATAAAGAGATAGGGTAATGGCTCTAATGGTTCTTGAAAAAGCGAAGCTATCCAACACTTAAGGTAATCCCCGCCAGACAAGATTCCATTAGCTTTACACCATGCACTAGCTTTTATAGCTTCATTGAGGCCAGAGCCACAATGATCTAGAATCTTGCGCCATGTTGGATAGTAAAGGATTTCTTTGTTCTTAGAAGGAAGGTAGCGCAATTGTGCAGCACTACGATTCCATTCTCTATCTCCGGGATACTCAGGCTGGAAAGGCTTATTAACAACTTTCCAGCATTTGAAAACAGAGGAACCTAAGATTGTAGTAATCTCGTGATGCTTAAGGCCTAAGGAACCAAGCGCAATACGGACGTGACTCAAAGGTTCTGAGCGCCACTTAGCGTCGGATTTTATCATCCAACCATAATCTTCATTGGTTTCAGTAACTAGGTGGCGTACTAAATCATCATAGTTACCTGCTTCGGGTTCCTCAGGCGTACCCAATTGTGTATTGAATATCTTAATCCAGTCTTTCTTTTTAGCAAGCCAACCTTTCATTTCTCCTGCGTCGTCTTGCTCTTTACGTTCTACAGTTACAACTAATCTGCCGTCTTTATGTTGCTTGAGTTTAGTTTCTCTAGAACGTAATGGAGTTCCAACCTTAAGATGAACGCCCAATAGTTCAGATGCTTTCTCAGCCACTTCAGCTTCACGAAAGATGAAACCACCAGCAGGGTCTTCAAGACCGCCAAAAGTACGCGCAGCCGTAGCAAGATTAGGCTCCTTATTTAAGTAACATCTAGTCCAACCTGCACCGTCTTGATCCCAAGAATCGTGCTCCTGTACTCCCGGTGTATATCTTCTGATTCCCCAAGCACCGCGGCGCATGGGAAAGCAGAAACAGTTTTGTTCATTGAGATTTGTAGCACCAGAGTTGGTTTTGAAAACACCCTTTAGCTGTAAATCTGTGGCCGCTCTCTGTAACCAATGCGTATGTGTGACTAGCATATGGTGATCTTGGTCCCACCACCATAAAGCTTTGTGTTCTCTGAGGTATTCAATTAAACGTTTATGTTCATCGTCTAAAGGAACCTTAGGCCTCTGGCCTGCAAGTTCCTCGAACAAATCTCCACGGCCACTAGACTCAATATCTTGCGGTAAGTTCTTGCGTCTACGTCCAGTAACTACTTTGATATGGTCTTTCCAATTAGGCGGAATCTCTTTGAGAACAGCACCACGCTTCAACAGTGTAAGACCATCTGTTCCAGCCATCTTGCGGTGCCATATCCACATGTTGCCGCCACAGATATCTACCTTGCTATGAAAATCAAAGCCTGTTAATGCACTCATTCTGCCAAGTATAGCCCTAGCGAGTGCGGCATGTTCATTATGGTTTTGCGTCTTAATTTGGTCGGGCAAGAACACGTATATGTGCAGCCCGGTTCCTGAGGTTGATTTACGAATCGTCACCCAGTCAATAGCCCAAGCTGCTTTCTTAACTTCTTCTAGTTCTTCATTACTGAGCTTTCCTGCGTGTTTATCGGAGTGTCCGATTATAGCATCAAAGTCATAAGCCACCCATCTAGAACAACGATTCTGCCAATCCCATCCCGTCATGCCAATAGCTTCGGCATGAGCGACAAGATCAAATTTCATTTCTTTATCGTCGTATTCAGGATTAGTAGAAGCTTTATATGGTATCCTAAAACTTTTCCAAGTTGTCAAGCCATCTGTCCAGCCGTGCCAACGTCGGCCCTCAAACTCTGAGCCAACACGTTCGCCACCGTCTTGACCTACATTGACTTGGCACTCCATACCATAATTATAAAGCGCAGCTAAGTCCTCGTGGGTCTTAGCCGTTAAGAATCTTTTAATCGCTTCGGTACGAGTAGGCACGATTTAAGAATCCTCCAGAGCTTTTGATTTGATTCAATAAAATCAAATCAAGTTATACTATCCCTTATTCTTAGACCCAAAAGGATAGAAAATTTAACCAGAATCCCTAAGTCCTTATATTTCAGTCACTTACGTTTTCACTGAATGAATGCTTTTCAGTCGTGCAGTATTATTAATAAATAAGGAATTCAATTAATAATAACAGACTTAGAAAAGGTCAGTCAGGAAAAACGTAAGTCACCTAATTAGGTGACTTAGGGAATTTGGTTAAATTTTTCGTCCTTTTGGGTCTAAGACTTACGGGTAAGTCTACTATTGGGGAAGGAGGTGCCTATGCGCTAATCGAATCAGATTTGATTATCAGGATGGTCGTGAGTTGATTCCGAATCAATGAGGAGAAAATCAGAATGAGTCTGGAAGTTATTGCTCTTGAGATGGTTCGAGAGAACCCTGTAGCACTCCGCACAGTTAATAGGCAGTCGGAGGAATATGCGGGGCTTGTTGCCTCAATCCAAGAAAAGGGTTTCCTTGGCGCTATTACGGTACGCAAGAAGGTTGATGAAGAATCAAAGGAAGAGTTCTTCGAGCTTATTGATGGCTTGCACCGTTTCTCCGCCGCTAAGGACGCCGGCCTTACTGAGATTAAGGTTGACATTGTTGACCTTGATGATGATAAGGTTCTTGAAGCTCAGATTATGGCGAACATCCACAAGGTCGAGACTAGGCCTATTGAGTACACGCAACAGCTTAAGCGTATTCTGTCCCGCAATCCTCTTATGACTGAGGCCGAGTTGGCTCAGAAGCTTGGTAAGTCCGCACAGTGGGTTAAGGAGCGCCTGAATCTTACCAAGATTACCAACGAAGTGATTCAGAATCTCATTAACGAGGGCAAGATCGGCCTCGCTAATGCGTATGCGCTTGCGAAGCTGCCGCCTGAGGAAATGGCTGATTTCGTAGATCGCGCGCAGACGATGGCTCCTGACGAGTTTGTTCCTGCGGTTCAGACTCGTGTTAAGGAGATTCGTGAAGCCAAGAGGAAGGGCAAGGATGCCGGGCCGCAGGAGTTCCAGCCTGTTGCCTTCCTTCAGAAGCTCAAGGATATTAAGACTGAGCTTGATGCCGGTGCTGCGGCTGATTCCTTAATCGCGGCAACTGGTGTCAATACTGCGAAGGATGGTTTCCTTCTCGGTATCAAGTGGGTTCTGCATCTTGATCCTAAATCCGTTGAGGATCAGAAGGCCAAGGACGAGGCTCGCAAGAAGGAGCGCGCTGAGGCCAAGAAGAAGCGCGATGCAGAGAAGGCCAAGAAGAAGGCTGAGAAGGCGGCAAAGAAGGCTGAGGAAGCTGCCGAGGCGGCCAAGAAGTTGGCTGGTGAGGCTGAGTAAAGACCTCCAGAATGGTAAGAGGCGGTATACTGCTGCCTTTGTTCGGGCGCGATGGGTGGGGCTACCCGTTCACAATTAGGAAAGATTCTGAGGATCGAACATAGGAGAAAGGAATGCCTGAAGAAAATGCTATGATTCCGGCAGACGTAGCTGGAGGTCTCTCGAAGTATAGCGAAGATGTGTTCAAGGAGACCACTAAGTCTGGTGATTATTTACCAAGACTTCAGCTTCTGACGGCGGCCTCTGATAAGTGCAAAGAAGGGGCCTTCCCGATTAATCACTATGCATTTATCCGTGACCAGAACTTTGATGATTTGGGCGAAGCCGTTGATGTTCTTGTCGTAACATGGAGGCCTAAGGCTCTCGAAATTGGCGACGAAGTTCTCAGCGTGTTTAATCCAGACCATTCTGAGTTTAAGCGTATTCAAGAGAAGTCAGGCGAGCAGGATTCTGGTTGCATGTATGGGCCAGAGTATCTCATGTATGTTCCTGCTCGTAAGGAGTTTGCAACGTTCTTCTGTGGTTCTAAGTCGGCGCGACGTGAGGCACCCAATATCCAGAACCTTCTTGGAAAACCGGGTACACTTAAGTCCAAGAAGATTGAGACCAAGAGGTATACTTGGTTTGCTCCGACAATCACAGCTTGCTCGACTCCTTTCGAGGCACCTGATATAGAAAATCTCAAGAAGGCTGTTGAAAAGTTCAATAGTCCTCCTGAGATTAGTGCGGAAGTAGCCGAACCCGCGGCTGAGGGGGAGGAAGAGAGGGCAGTTTAACTGTCCTTAAAACCGGTGGGGTCGTGAGCCAAGCACGGCCCCACCTATAAATTTTTATTACTCTGGAGTTATAACGGTGAAGATTTATCCCTTGGCTATGACTCAAGTTCATTGGCCGACCTTTATTAAGGTATGCCAAGAGGAACTAGGTTATAGCCCGACACGCGGTCTTGATGAAGTAGGCATTAAGCCGGATGCACCATGTGCATTTTTGGCCGCTATCGGTATGGATAATAAACCCTTAAAACAGTTACGATTTGGGCATCAAATAGGCACGGCATGGAAACATGTCCGTGCTAGTTTCATTGCAGTAGCACCACAGAAAGTTTTATGTCAACTGGATAATTACACTGATCTACAAATCACTGGAAATAAGATTGAAGAAAGCAGTGATTACTTAATCATCATGACCGGCAGCATGAGAGACTGGCGTGACGCCATAATCATGTGCTGTCGTACTGATTCTCGTATCCATAAAGAGATAAGGGAAATGATGAACTTCTGTTTAGTCTATTTTCAGGAGTCAGGATTCAGAGAAGTGTGGCACGATTGTGAGAAAATTGGTTTAGAAGATGGTACGTTCATCATTAAAGTACGGTAGCCCGGTGTAGTGTAGTGGCAGCACGCTTGCTAGATGGCCTAGGCAGCTTTAGTAAGAAGGCCCGTGTTCGATTCATGGGTCCGGGCGCCAAGTTTTGTGGGTGGGTGTCAAGGATTCGTAAGACCTTGGAGGTTCGGTCCCGTAGCCTGCGATTAAAACGGGATGGGTTGCAGATTAGCTACCTGCGTAGAAGCGACTCATTGCCTCGCACGCGTGAGAGCTTTCCCTTGAAGCCACCCACTAAGTTTCCGGTAGGGCTGAGTACGGGTTCTCTCCAATTATGGAGTCTTCCCCGGCTCGGGGTAACTGGACTTGCCATCCACCCTACCAAAGTTTAAGGGGCACCACACGGACGAAGCTTAGGCGGGTGGAATCGCGGAGTCTGCTTGAGGGCATACCGACTAGCAAGACCGTGACAATTCCCGGTGGGTAGCGAGCGGTGATGGTGTCCCGAGATACGGGGAGCAGGGCCGAAAGTATGACCGTCAAACCGGCGCGCGGCGTATTAGTAGGCCCTACGCTCCCTAAGGCCCCATCGTTCAATGGCAGGATGCCCGGCTTTCGACCGGAGGATACGGGTTCGAATCCCGTTGGGGCTACCAA